GCGCCTATGCCGCTCTACCAGCGCTTCGAGGACGTGCCGCTGAACCCGGACATCTACGTGCGCCCCGGGCGCCGGCCGTCCATGGCCTGGCTCCACAAGAGTGCGTGGCACAAGATCCCTGAGTTCAGAGACTCAGGTATGCCCGAGCCGGCCAGCGACATGGAGCTCCGTTCGCTCTGCTCACAGAATTTCGCCAACGCTTTCAAGGAGGCCAACCCATGACACCCCGAACGAACGCCAGCGCCCGACAGGCGGGCTCGCGCTTCGAGCGCGTGCAGGCCGACGCGCTCGCCGAGGCGCTCGACGCCGACATCGACCGGCGCGTGAAGTACGGCACCAAGGACCGCGGCGACATCGGCGGGCTCCGCAGCGTGTTCGGCGAGCGCATCGTCGTGGAGTGCAAGAACACGACGCGCGTGAGCCTCGGCACCTGGATGAACGAGGCGCGCGTGGAGGCCGCGAACGATGACGCGCCCATCGCCATGGTCATGCACAAGCGGAAGGGCATCACCGATCCGATGCGCCAGTACGTCACCATGGAAGTGCGCGACATGCTGCGCCTCGGATGGGGGCCGAACGTCGGAACGGAGGCGGGAGAGTGAAGGACGCGATCATCAGTGCAATCGAGCAGCACGCCACGAACCGGCCGCGCTCACTGCAGACGCGACCCGGACCCTCGGACCTCGCGCAGGACTGCGACCACTGCCTCGCCGCGAAGCTCGCCGGCTGGCCGAAGCGGTCCGACCCGGCATGGCTCGCCTACATCGGCACAGCCGTTCACGCGCAGGTCGAACAGGCGATGCCGGCGCACTGGTCCACCGAGCTCGAGGTAACGGTCGGCACCATCGCCGGCGAGCCTGTCGTCGGGCACCTTGACCTGTGGATACCCGAGGCCGGCCTCATCGTAGACTTCAAGACCGCAGGCGCTGCGAAGCTCACCGCGGCGCGCAGGGGTGAAGTGCCGGAGCACTACCGGCGCCAGGTGCACCTGTACGCGCGCGGCATGGGCGGCATGGCCAAGCACGTGGCGCTGCTGTTCCTGCCTCGCAACATGCCGAACCTCAGCCATGCTGTCTGGTGGACTGAGCCATACAGCCAGACGCTCGCCGACTTCACCATCGGCAGGGCGCGCACCATCGCGCACGAGCTCGGCAACGGACGCGCAGTGCAGGACTTCCCGCGCGCGGAGGGATGCTACGACTGCCCGCGCTACGACGATGCACCCGGCATCATCACCGGCACACTCAACGACCTATTCACCTGAATACGAAAGGACCATGACCATGGGAACACTCGAAGAGCTCACCGAGAAGCGGAGCGGCATCAAGCTCAGCGTCGGCGAGACCATCACCGGCACCATCACGGCGACGAGCTCGCAGCAGTCAATCAACTTCGACACCCAGCAGCCCGACACGTTCGACGGCGGCGCGCCCAAGATGCTCGCCGTGTTCGTGCTGCACCTGGACGGCGCCGAGGACGAGCAGCCGCTCTACGTGCAGTGGTGGGGCTCGCAGCGCTACAACCTCGAGAAGGGCCTGGCAGCGTTCAAGGCGGCGAACGGCCGCGGTCCCCAGCCCGGCGACCGTATGCGCGTGCAGTACGTGCGCGACGAGACCCAGCAGGACCGCGATGAGCGCGGCGTGAAGCGGACCCCGCCCATCCCGGCGAAGCTCTACCGCTACGACTTCAGTGCAGGCGTCCCGGTGGCGCCCGAGCCTGTCGGATATGGCGATGACACGCCGTTCTGAGCTCAAGGTCGGCCAGCCTGTCGTATACCGCGGCGCCACGGCGACCATCGCCGAGGTCGGGCCATACGACGAGGGGCATCGGTGGCTCGTCATCGCCACGCATGAGGGCACGAAGCGCATCCCCGACGACCACCCTGCACTGTTCATCCCGCGGAGCGCGACATGACCCTCACCGGATTCAAGGCTCAGAATCACCCCCAGCAGACCGGCACACGGGGCGCTCTGGACGAGGTGGACGACCGCGGCACCGATCCGGCATTCGTTGCGTCTCTCGAGGCGCGGTTCGGCGAACCCTTCACGCTGGACGTGGCAGCAGCGGCGCACAACGCGAAGGCACCGCGCTACTTCACGCGCGCAGATAACGGGCTAACTCAGTCATGGGCGGGTGAGCGCGTATGGTGCAACCCGCCTTACTCGAACCTGGGTGCCTGGCTCGCAAAGGCATGGGATGAGTGGGAGGAAGCCCGCGGCATCGTTATGTTGCTCCCCGCCAACCGCACCGAGCAGAAGTGGTGGCAGGAAGAGGTCGAGCCCTACCGCGACAACCCGCTGTACCCACTCAAGGTGGAGTTCCTGCCTGGCCGTATGCGGTTCGACAGGCCGGGCGCAGTCATCGGCCCGAAGGGTGATCGCCCGCCGTTCGGGTGCTGTTTGCTGATCTGGAGGAACCCAGAGCCATGAGCGCGAAGCATCAGACCGCAGAGTGGCAGCGCCTGGTGCGCACCGTGAAACCGCGCCTGATGACGGCCCTGCCCGCACCCTGCCCACGGTGCGGGCAGGTCATGCTCAAGCAACACCGGCTCGACGTGGGCCACATCAGCCTCGACCCTGCGCTGCGCAACTCACCGCAGAACGTCAGGCTCGAGCACCGCAGCTGCAACCGCAAGCACGGACAGCGCATCACTACAGCCCTGCGCACAGGGCGCAACCAGAAGAAGGAGAGGCTACCTCAGTGGTAGCCAGGAGGACAGCATGACCATCTACCACTTCATCATCCTCGGCCTGCTCGCGCTGGCCCTGAACCTCGGCCTGCTCTACGTCGTCATCCGACTGGCGGTGACGCACGCGCTGCGCTCAACCGTCGTAGCTACGCGGAGCACCGACTTATAACGGACGCGCGACACGCCGCCGAGGTTTTTGACAACGGCTGAAAACTACCCGCTTCGCAGCAGAAAATCTCGCTTGGAATGCATGCAGATGAATGGAGTTCCGATGGATACGGCGACGCCTCAGCCTGATTGGTCCTGTGAGTGTGACGGATGCTGGGGATGCAAAGGGCATGAGCGCGGCTGCACTTGCGACGTGGACTGGGATGCGATCCGTGAGCACGATTGAGGCAGGTGCCGCGCTGTTCAGGTACGAACAGCGCGGCCGGACCTTGAAACCGCAGCAGCTCGAGGTCGGCGCCTGCCTGGACAAGCGCGCCGGCGCCTCGGCGATCCTGATGTCGCGGCGCTCTGCGAAAACCGAGTCCGTCATCCTGTGGACGGTCGGCATGATGTCGCTGATGCCGAACCTCAAGGTGGCGTTCACCATGGCGACGACGCGCGAGGCCGCTCGAGCGAAGTTCTTGGCCGACGTGTTCCCCATCATGGAAGAGCTCGCCGACGCCGACCCGGACGTGCACCTGCTCAAGGGCGCGGGCTACGAGCGGCTGACGCTCCCCAACGGCTCGTACTTCGTCGTGCTCGCCCCGAACGACAAGGCGTTCCGTTCCAAAGAGTTCGACATCGTGATCGTGGACGAGTCCGGGCACGCCGACCCCTCGGTGCCTGACGAGCTCCTGCCGGCGCTGTTGCCGACGCTCGACACGTCCGAGCTCGGAATGCTCATCGTCATGGGGACGGCCGGCGAGTACCGCGACGGCAACCTGCTGTGGGACACGCTGCACGACCCTGATGCCGAAGTCGTGGACTACTCGGCCGAGGACGGCGCTATCGACATCGAGCGCCTCGCCGACTGGGACTACGCGCGCCAGATGCTCGAGGCGTATCATCCCGGCGTCGGCACCCTCACTACTGTGGACAGGCTCAAACGCAACTGGACCCTACTCAAGCCCGAGCGGTTCGCCCGCGAGTACCTGAGCGTGTGGGGACGCGCCGGTGGCGACGGCGGGCTGTTCGACGCGGCCCTGCTGGCGGATGCCGCGCTCGAGGGCGACCTGCCCGCGCCGCCTGAGCGCTTCGCCCTGGCGATGCACTGCGACAGTCAGGGCCGGTGGGCGCTCGTCGCAGCGTGGCGCGAGGACGACGAGGGCCGCGTGCTGCTGCTGGACTTCGGCGAGCGCATGCCGCTCGGATGCCAGCGCGCGCGCGACATCGCCCGCAAGTACCGCGTACCCATCGCCCTGGACGTGCGCGCGAACCAGACCATGATGGACGCGAAGCAACGCCTCGAGCAGCAGCGGCCGGCGCCTCGCCTCGAGCTGCAGACGTTCGAGGATGTCGGCGCGGCGTTCGAGCGCTTCACCGACGACATGATCGGCGGGCGCATCGGGCACTGGAACCAGGGCCGCATGGTCGATGCCCTGTCCGGCGTGAAGCGCGTGCAGATGGGCAACCGCTGGAAGTTCGCACCCATCGCCGACGAGGCGCGCATCCCCGAGGCGACCGCGGCGGCTATCGCGCTACGCTCGTTCGACGCGAAACCCCGCTCTCGCCAGGGAGTTCTCCGGCCTGTAGCGGTCTGACATGTCCATTCACTAGAATGCATCCGTGGGGATCAGGACAGACATCGCAGCGCTCGCGCGCATCGCCGACTCGTTCGCATCCGTCCCTGACGCCAATACCGGCATCCGCTCCCCATTCGCCGGCGACCTCACGCGCCTCGTCGTCCCGGACCTGCTGTCGCTGTTCGGCATCGACGACTGGACGTGCTTTGGCCGCGAGCAGGCGATGAGCCTGCCGGGAGTGTTCCGAGCTCGAGCGATCCTGCTGTCGCTCATCGCCGACAAGCCGCTCCAGTCGTGGCGAGGCTCGACCGTCCTCCCCGCCGAACAGCAGGCGCCGTTCCTGTATCGCACGCCCGGAATCCTGGGCCCCTGGCAGCGCATGGCGCGCACGCTCGACGACCTCATTTTCTATCCGTGGTCGCTCTGGATCACGCAGCGCGGTGGCGAGCCTGGCGTCGACGGACGCCGGCCGATCCTCAATGCCGTGCACTGCCCGTATGAGTCGTGGCGGGTCAATGAGCTCGGACTCATCGAGCTCAAGAATCAAGACGGCGGGTGGGATGTCGCCGACGACGACGAGGTACTGCTCATCCCCGGACCATCGGAAGGGCTCATCGCCTACGCGGTGCGCACCCTGTCGGGCTCCGCTGCAATTGAGCAGGCATGGGTGAGCCGTGCGCAGAACCCGGCGCCCATCACCGAGCTTCACCTGACGGACGACACGCAGCTGAACGACACCGAAATCGTGCAGACGCAGGAAGCGTGGGTGAACGCGCGGCGCGCGAAGAACGGCGCCGTGGCTGTGACGCCGGCAAACGTGGAAGTGATCGACCACGGCGCGAGCGGATCCGACGCGCAGCTGTACATCGAGGGCCGCAACTCGAGCCGCATGGACATTGCGTCATTCTTCAACCTCCCCGGCGCGATCCTGGACGCATCGACCGCGCAGGCATCCCTGACCTACGTCACGCAGGAGGGTACGCGCACGAGCGTCTATGACCTGTCCCTGCCCTACTGGGTTCGGCCCATCGAGTCTCGCCTGTCGCAGGATGATGTCGTGCCTCGAGGCCAGCGCGTCGCGTTCGACTTCTCGACCCTGGCGCCGACCGCGCCCGGACCCCAAGCGGAGGACTGAGCATGAGCGACCTCGAGGTAGGCATGTTCTCGGTGGACGTGGAATCGCGCCTCGTGCGCGGAATCCTCGTCCCCTGGAACGAGCGCAGCCGCGTGAGCAGCACGAAGAACAAGCCGGTGATCTTCCCGCCTGGCGCCGTGCGCATCCCGCGCGATGTGAGCATCGTCGGCCTGAACCGGCAGCACGACCGATACGACCCGTTCGGCCGGGCGGCGAAGCTCGACCCGGAGCACGAGCGCGGACTCTACGCCGAGTTCACCGTTGCTGACACGCCCGAGGGCGACGCCTGGCTCGCCGATCACGGCACCCTCGTTCGCCTGTCGCCGGAGCTGCGCGACATCATCCGCGATGCAGACGGCGAGACCGCGAGCGCCACGCTCACCGGTGCGGCCCTGGTCGACGCCGGCGCGTTCGCCTCGGCCGGCCTGTTCGCGGTCGACGAGGACGAGGACACAGAGACCCCTGACGAGGCATCCGCCGAGTCGGACGATGAGCCGGTCACCGAGCCGGACGAAGAGAAGGAGGATGCCGTGGCAGAAGCAACGGCGGCGGAAGTCATGCTCGGTGGACAGGGCAAGACGGCCGACAAGACCAAGGAGCGCGGGCTGTTCGCCAGCGCGCGGGACTACCATCGCGCAATCGACGCCGTGATGGGCGGGCGCGCGACCTACGAGCAGCGCATGGCTGTCGCGCAGTCGATGCCCGGCGAGGCGGGCCTGTTCGCCCTCTCCGACGTGGACTACGACGGCACAGGCGGCGTCGGCGCGAAGATGGTCCCGACCTCGTGGATCGGCGAGGTTCTCGACGGCACGACCTACGCCCAGCGCTACGCACCGCTGTTCGGGCAGCGCTCGCTCGCCGGCCTCGCCATGGCGGGCTGGAAGTGGGGAGTCAAGCCGGCCGGTGCGACCTGGACGGGCAACAAGGACGCGATCAGCAGCAACACGCCGACCATCGTTCCGGTCACCGAGAACGCGACCCGCTGGGCCGGTGGACACGACATCGCCCGCGAGCACCGCGACTTCGGCACGCCGGGATTCTTCGAGGCGTACAACGCTGCGATGCGCGAGAGCTTCGACCGGTGGCTCGACACCACCATCGTGCTCACCGAGGCGCTCGCCGGCGCCACAGACCTCGAGGCCGACAACCCGGCGAGCCTCACCATCGGCGCGGGCTGGTCGGCCGTCATCGACGGCGCGGCGTCCATCGTCGCAGCCGGCCTGACGCCGACCTCGGCCGTGGTGTCGCCGGAGCTCTGGAAGGCCATGGCGAAGGTTCCCTCCAGCGACGTGCTCGGCTACCTGAACGCCTCGCTGTCGCTCACCGGTGACGGACGGCTGGACTCGTTCAGCATCGTCCCGGCCGGCGCCTCGCAGATCACGACCGGCCACGTCCTCGTCATCGCGCGTGACGCGGCCGACGTGTACACCCTTCCGGGCTCCCCCATCCGGGCCGAGGCGCTGAACATCGCCAACGGCGGCATCGACGTGGGATTCTTCGGCTACGGCGGATTCCTCATCAAGAACGCGCTCGGCATCGTCGATGTCGCGCCCTACACGCCGTAAGGAGGAGGATGACATGGCGAAGCTCGAGAACGTCGAACCGGCCTACGCGCAGCACCGCACCAACGAGGCGGACGCAGCAATCGAGGCGGCGAAGGCGACCATCAAGGACAACGAGGCGAAGAAGAAGCTCTACGCCCCGTTCCTGCCCAAGAAGGGCTGAGGGCATGGCGACGTGGCACACGGTTACGAGCGCTCGGAACGAATGGGCGGATGCGCCCTACGACGAGGACGGCGGCGACGCCACCCTCACCGAGCTGCTCGCTGTCGCCAAGGCGGCAGTGCAGGCGTTCGCGCCTGACCCTGCCACGTCGCCGTCCTTCATCATCGTCGATGACATCCTCGTGCCTGTCGACGATGTGACCATCCCTGACGGCTACCGGCGAGCGCAGCTGATGCAGGCGCGCAACGTCTGGAACAGCAGCCGTGCCGGCGCATCAGGCGACTTCGACGACGGCAGTTTCGGGCTGTCGTCGTTCCCGCTCGACTGGCAGGTTCGCCAGCTCATCCGGCCCAAGCGGGCTGTGCCGGTGATCGGATGAGCGCGCGCACCGGCCTGCTCGACGCCCTCGAGGCAGCGTTCGCCGCTGTGCCGGGGGCGAACAAGCCGCGCCTCGTGCGCGGGCCGCGCGCGACGGACCTGCCAGGGGGGCGCCCGTTCGTCGTCGCGCGGACTCTCACCTACGCCCCGCTCCCCGAGGCACCGCTGTCCAAGGTGCGCTGGTCCGGCCTCATCACGCTCGTGTCGAAGCACGCCGACCTCATCCGCGCCGAGGACCAGCTGGAAGAGCTCTACGAGCTCGTGTTCCAGATTCCCCGCACCGGCCGCTTTCTCATCGGCGAGGCGTCACTGACGGCCTACGCGCAGAACGAGGACGGCACACCCTCACAACTCGCCCTCGAGGTCCAGGTGACCTCCATCTTCAACCAGGAGTAGACCATGGCATTCGAGCCGTATATCCTCAACAGCGCCACCCTGACGCTCGACGGCGACGCCTTCGAGGGACAGATCAGCGGCGCCGTGTTCACGCCGGCCAACAACGCCCCGGTGGCGTGGAAGGCGATCAACGGCGACAGCTACAGCCGGACGCCCACGGCCGACTGGACGCTGGACATCAGCTACGCGCAGGACTGGGACGAGGCGACCGCGCTCTCGCGCTACTTGCACGAGAACGAGGGGACCACGGTTCCGGCCGTGTTCACGCCGGCGAACGGCGACCCGACCGTGACGGCCGACGTGACCATCACGCCGGGCGCAATCGGTATGGGCGATGCGGCCTCGGTGGCGTCGTCCAGTGTCTCGCTCGGCACGAGCCGTCCGGTTCTCGGCACCATCGTCTGAGGCGCCGACCATGGCGCGTATCGACGTGCGCAACTCGCAGGAGCTGCGTGACGTGTTCATCGCGCTACGCGGCATGGACGCCGACGTGCGGCGATACCTGCGCGCCTTCACGAAGTCCAAGATGGTGACGCCGTGGCTGCAGGCGATCAACGCCGAGGCGTCCACGCCGCTCGAGCGCAGCGTCATCGCCGGCACGAGCACCATCGCCACATCGGACCAGAACATCCGCGTGAGCGCGGCGACTAAGGGCCGGAAGATGAGCGGCGGGCTCGACCCGAAGATCGACTATCCGGCCGTGGAGTTCGGCGCGAACCGCAACAAGCGCACGACCTACACGCGGAAGGGCAAGCGGGTGACACGGCACACGGCGCGGCAGATGCGCGGCCGGCGGCGCGGCGGCTATGTGTTCTACCCTGCGGCCGAGGAAATGACGCCGCGCCTCGCTAGTCTGTGGGTGCAGACCATCGTCAAAGGCGTGGCGAACATCTTCGAGGGGAGGCCGTTCTAGTGGCACTCAGGCTCGACATCCTCGCCAACACGCGGCAGTTCGTCAACGAGATGAAGCAGGCCGGCGCGTCGACAGAGGACATCAGCGACTCGCTGGATGAGCTCAAGCGCCAGGGCGACAAGGATATCGGCGCGCTCGAGAAGTCATTCCAGCAGCTTGCCCGCGAGGCGAGCACGACTGACAAGAAGATCGAGGGTATCGGCAAGGGCGGGTTCGGCAAGGCCGGCAAGGCGTCGGCTGAGTTCAAGGATGAGGCGCTCGCCAACATCTCGGAAGTCACGTCGTCGTTCGACGGCTCACTCGAGTCCATCGGAGACCTCGCTCAGGGCACCCTCGGCGGCATCACGGCGGCAATCCCCGGAATCGGCATCGCAGCAGCCGGCGCGGCGGCGGCGGTCGGCGTCATCACGGAATCGTTCGTCAAGGCGCAGGAAGCGACAGACGAGGCGAAGAACAGCGCCTACGAATACGGCCTCACGCTCGACGCGACTGGCCAGCTTGCCGACGTGACCGGCCGCATAAATGAGCTCACCGGTTCCGTCGAGGGACTCAAGAAGGTGCAGGACATCGCCAACGTGTCGGGCTGGGAGCAGAAGGAAGTCCTCAAGGCGCTCGCCACCGGCGACGGTCTGCCGGCGCTGACCAAGGCGTTCAACGACGGCGCCAATTCCACCGATGTGGCTATCGGCCGGCTCAACGAGCTGCAGGGCTCGCTCGACGGCACGCGCCAGGGGTTCGACCTCGCATCCACCGGCGCCGACGTGCAGGCATCCGCGCTCTACGACCTGGCGAAGGCGAGCGGCGAGGCGAGCGGCGAGGTAGACCTGCTGGGCAACGCCGTTGTGACGATGCCCGACGGCAAGAAGATCGTCATCGACGCCGAGACGAAGAAGGCGTATGAGGACATCGACACGCTCGAGCGCAAGAAGTTCTCCGACAAGAATGTGAACGTGCGCATGACGCTGGACGATTGGGCGCTGCGCTCGTACACGCCGAGGACCATCAACGTTCCGGTGCGGTTCGGCTCGCTCCGCAACGACCAGTGGCAGGTGGGCCCGTAATGCCCTACGTCATCATCGACGACATCATCCAGTGGGTGCCGGACGGGTCCGGTTCCACGAGCGTCACAGCGCAGGACGGCACCGGCGACTCGTTCGAGCCAATCATGCTGACCCAGTGGGACACGTCGGCCGAGTCCGCGAACATCGTGCACAACCTGATCGACGGCGCCATTGCTGTGACGCTCGTCGGCGACCGTCTGCGCTCTGGCAACATCACGTTCCTGTTTGATGACGACAACGAGGTAGAGCAGGCGCGCGCCCTGCTTGCGCGGCCGACATCGTTCGCCTTGAACGACACTATCCGGCCCGTGGTCAATATGACATTCGTCCGGCAGGGCATGCTGTCGCCTGTCGTGCACGATGTTGTGCGGGAGATGTGGGAATTCACGGTGGGCTTCCAGGAGGTTGAGCCGTGAGCACGCGCCTGCTGCAACCCATCACCGCGCTCACGCTCGACACCGAGGCACTCGTGCCGATCAGTGGAGAAATCACCCTGGACGAGACCAGCGTCTACGGCAGCGCGGACCTCACCATCCCCCTGCTCGACGTGGCAGACGTGGAGGACATCGACCCGCGCGAGGCTCAGCGCGCCGTCATCGTGTCGCAGCTGGTCGGCGAGGCGCCCCGAACGTTCGACCTCGGCCTGCGCTCGCGTGAAGTGGACCACGCCAACAAGACCATCCGCCTGCACTGCGAGACCGACGAGGCGCTGATCCGCGACTATGCGCCGCTCGCCGACGACCTCGCCCCGCTCGACCTGCGCCACAGCCTGCGTGCCGTCGTCAACTACGTCCTCAACATCGTCATCCCCGGCACCGAGCTCGAGGCGACGCCGGCGAACGATGCGCGCGTGACGATGCTCGACGTGGACAACCTTGTGGATAACCCGACCGTGGCGGTTGATACGACCGGCTGGGGCTTCCACTGGAACGGCGGCACCGGCACCGATGCGCGCGTCGTGGGGACCGCGCCGGACGGCGACACGTTCTACCGTGGCACGTTCTCATCGACGGTCGGGCCGCGCGCCGGCGCGTTCTACCTCATCGAGTCCAGCGTCAAGCCTGGCACGCGCTACACCGCTTCGAGCGTCGTTCGTCCGAGCATCGCGCAGGACATGCGCATGGGCATGGAGTGGCGCGATGAGGATGACGTGACGCTCGCCCTCGTCGCCGGTGAGGCAGTGTCTGTCGGCGCCGGAGAGTGGGCGCAGCTGAGCATCCTTGACGAGCTCGCCCCGCCTGGCGCAGCGCGCGTGTTCGTCACCATGTACGGCGAGAACACCGGTGTGGACTGGAACCCTGGAGACACCCTCGACGCGACGAGCCTGCGCATCGGGCCGACCGCCTCGGAACCGCTCAACTGGCGCGCCGGCGTCAACGGCTGGGAGTTCCTGCTGAGCCTGACATCGGCGAAGCAGTTGCGCCTATTCTGCGACGAGCTGCGCGCGTGGCGCCTCGTCAGCCCGGACTACATGTTGCCGGGCTCTGTCGTCGTCGCCGCCTCGAGCGCGTCTGAGGGTAGCGACCTCATCGACCGTGACGGCGACTTGTGGGCCGATGGTGTCGTCGTGCGCTACCGGTGGAACCAGGATGACGGCTCGACGTTCGAGGCGACCGATACGGCCGGCGTGCCTGGCAAAGTCGACCTGCTCGAGTTCGACCGGCCGTACCCTGGACCGGGCGCCGCGGCGTATCGCCTGCAACGCTTGCAGGGACAGGGTCGCACGCAGACGGCCACGTGCTTCACGGACTATCGCGCGACCCCGAGCATGGAGGCGCGCTACACCCTGCCAGGCACCGAGGATCAGATCGGACGCTTGCAGGCGGTGACGTTCGACCTGGCGACAGGGATGATGACACCCTCGGCGCGTGGCCTGACGGATGTCCCTGAGACTGCCTACATCTTCGGCGATCCTGGTATCAGCTATGACGATGTGCCGGTAGGCATGTCCTACGAAGAGTTTGAATGGAGCGCGGTCTGATGCCGAACGGCGACGCAGCAGCAGCAGCAGGAATGGATGTCGTACCGGGCACCGATGACCTGCGCCTGGCCTACGAAGAAATCAACAAGACCCGCGACTACATCGCCGAGCGGACGAACGCGGTGACGCCGGTGACGGAGGGCGGCACCGGCGCCTCGGACGCGGCGACCGCGCGAACGAACCTCGGCGCGGCGCAGGCCGGCACCGCTGGCGGGCGCGCCGTGATGGATGTCACTGGCGCCGGCGACATGGGGTTCCGCTACGGCGGCGAGCGCTTCATCGGCCGCTCTGGCGCGACGGAGAAGGAGCTTGCCAACCTACTGGACGTGAACGCCGCATCCGGCGCGGCGAGCGCGGCGAACGCGAACGCGAACAACCGCGTGGCGAAGAGCGGCGACACGATGACCGGGCATCTGTGGCTTCCGAACAGCGTCGCGGCGACGAGCGGCTACGTCGTGGCGTACATCAACAGCGACGGCCGAGTGTCGCGTGGCGCCTCGTCAGAGCGCTACAAGGAGAGCATCGACCGCGCGCCCGAGTTCCCTGATGTGTTCGTCGTCCCCATCGCCTCATACGTGATGAAGGAGGACGAGGACCGCACGCGGCGCTACGGCCCCATCGCCGAGGACCTGCACGCGGACGAGTGCACGCGCGGGTTCGTGGTCTATGACGCCGAGGGGCGCCCGGAGTCGTTCGACATGATTTCGTATCTCATGGCGGCGGTGGCGCAGCTGCACGCGCGCGTCCAGGAGCTCGAGGCCGACTGATGCTCTACGCCAACGGACGGATCCCGGCACCTGGCACGCCAGGCTCGCCGCTGTTCGTCGTGGCATCGGGCACGGACTCGAACGGCTACTGGGAGTTCCAGTTCACGGCCATGACGTGGCGGAAGTGGCTGGCGGCGAAAGCGTATGCCGAGAAGCACTACGGGCGCACGATCCACATCCGCACCGGCTGGAACGTGTACCGGCCGTACCCAGTGCAGCAGGCCGCGCGCATCCGTGCGTGCAATGACGGCAACTGCAACGGCGCCAGTGTCGCCGGCTACTCGCCGCACGGTGGCAATTGGGGCGGGCGCGACTGCCTGGCTATCGACGTGGACCCGAACGGCTTGACGTGGGCGCAGGTCTGGCAGGCGTGCAAGGCGGCAGGGTTCGCGGTCGGCCTCATCACCGAGAGGATCAGCGGCATCAAGGGCGGCGAGCCCTGGCACATCACCGACTTCGACGCATTCGCACCGGTGCCGGCAGGCGGCGGCGCCCGCCCGTTCCCCATCCCCAAGATCGATCCGCAGGAGGCCGAAATGACGCTCTACATCCGCACAGACACGAAGGGCGACTACGCCGTGACACCCGGCGTCGTCATCCGCCAGAAGGGCACGGACGTGTTCAACGTGCTGCAAGCGGCGAACCCGGACGCCTTCAAGATCGTGACGATCTTCGACCGCAACCTCGAGGCCGTGCTCAAGGGCATCGGCGGCATGAGCGCGGCCGACATCGCCGCGCTGCAGCCGGGCGGCATGTGGGTATCGGGGCAGCTCACGTCGAATCCGACGCTCGACTACGGCAGCTCGAGGCCGACGCAGGAGGTCGTGCTCAAGTCGATGGACACCAAGCTCGACGCCGTGCTGAAGAATCAGGCCGATGTCGGCTGAGCGAAACGAGGCACTACCCATGAGTCTGGATGCGCACGTGGCGGTTCAGACCGTGGAGCTGCGGCACGTCCGGGAGACCCTCGACCGCATCGAAGGGCAGATGGGCTCGCACGTATCCCGCTCAGAGTGGGAGCAACGCAACGGCTACGTAGACGGCATGTTCCAGCAGGTGCACACTGAAATGCTGGGCGTCAAGGAGCAGCAGCGCGCGGACAAGGCGCACATGGAGGCACAGCGCGCGCCGTGGTGGGTCGTCCTCGGCGCCGGCCTCGGTATCGTTTCAGCAGTGGTCGCTGTCATGGCGCTCGTCATCAAGTAGAGGGAGAAGGATATGCCTGGCAAGGATGCAGCGAAAGCGTATGTGGGCGCGGCGCTCGCCGCGGTGGCGGCATCGCTCGCCGTGCTGTTCACGGCGCTCGAGGACAACATGGTGAGCGCGCAGGAGTGGGTGGGTGTGGCGTCGGCGTTCGTCGGCGCCCTCGTCGCCGTGTTCGGTGGCGTGTACTTCACGCCCAACGCCGAGAAGGTGCCTCGTGGCTGAGTTCCCCGACATCCCCGCGGGCAGCGGGATTCCGCTCGTCGACCTGGATACCTACCTGTTTCCGCCGCCTGTCATGGCAGCGATCGGAGGCGCCGCCGAACCGACGGTTCCGAAACCGGGGCGGGCTATCTCGCGTCGTGTGTTCGATCACTCCGACGCTGTGGTGATGAGCGTCATGGGAGACTCCACAGGCGACGAGTCAACCGAATGGTTCGAGCTGCTGACGACGTGGCTGGGCGCGCAGAACACCGACGTGCCCGTGAAGGTGCTTCGCTGGTCGGATGCGGCTCAGGGCTACGGTCTGCCGCAGACTGTCCAGGCGGGGACTGTGACGCCTTCGCTGGCGTTCGTGGCGCCGACGCACTATCTCACGCTCCCTGACTCCGCGCAGGTGTCACTCACGGGTGACCTTGCTTGTGTTGCAGACGTCGCGCTCGCTGACTGGACGCCTGTCAGCAACAGCCCCGCCCTTGTGACGAAGTTCGGGCTTCCTGGGAACCGGTCATACCGGTTCTACGTCGAGCAGACCACAGGGCTTCTCGTGTTCGCCTGGTACCCGGACGGCACGACCGCGAAGACGGTGAAGTCATCTGTCGCGCCGACCGTCGCGGACGGGGCGCGGCTTCGTGTTGCTGTCGAGATAGATGTCGACAACGGCGCCGGGTCGCACGAGGTGAAGTTCTACGTCGGCTCTGGCGTCAACGGGTGGACACAGCTAGGGACGACACAGACCGCATCCGGTGGCGGCACGACCAGCATCTTCGACTCGACCATCTCGCTCGCGCTGGGCGCTCGCCTCGACAACAGCGTGGACGACTGGACCGGCACTTTCTACGGCGGCGGGTTGCTCTCCGGCCGGCTGCAGACCGGCAAGCTCGTCGCATGGTATGACCCCGGCATCTACCCTGCGCGGCAGGGGACGCACGCGGTGCGCGGCATCGTCGGCGAAGGCACGTGGTCGCCCGTCGGCGTCCCCGTGATCACGTACAGCCCCACGGTGTTCGCTTTCAACGGCTCGAGCTCGGGCAAGACGATTGCGTACAGCGCGGACCCAACCCGGCTGGCGTTGCAGTCGCCCATCGAACCGATGCTCCACTTCATCTCGTACGGTCACAACGAGGTAGACGGTGTCTTGTCGGCCTGGGACGCACTGGCCACGCAGGTTCGCACCCGCTGGCCGTTGTGCCCCATTGTGGCGGTGGCACAGTCTCCGCAGAAACCGCCGCGACTCGCCACACAGATCGCCCGTCAGGCGCAGATAGCGGCAGAGGTTGCCCAGGTGGCGGCGCTCCGCGGGTACGCGCTGGTGGATGCGTTCGCGGCGCTCTCCGAGGATGTCGCGGCGTACGTCGATCCTGACGGTATCCACCCAACCCCGGCCGGTTCGGCACGGTGGGCGGTGGAGACCGAAAAGCTCTTCACGCCCTGGCCGACGACCTGAGCAGTGGCCAGCCCCCGCCAGGACCGGGGAGGCTCATGGGAGTGAGCAGGGAGACCTGGCGGGGGCCGCTGCGCCCAGTGTACGCCTACATGATTCGATGCACGTGAATGGACATTTGCGCTCGCGTCGATTTGGAGGCATGGTGTATCACGCAGGACTAACCACGGAACACCCAGCCAGCCATGCTGGCTCGAGAGGTTCCCTCGAAGCCTTCCACCTGAACGAGCGATGAAATCCCGATCTGGAGATTCCGCACGACTAGAAGGTGAGCCGGTCCAGGTATCGGACGTGCGCCCTGCGGATCGGGCCGAGCTCTATGTCTGCGGATGCCGGCGTGGAGGCATCCAGCGTCCAGCACGTCTAATGCGCTGAATAGGTGTACAAGCGCCAGTGTCTGAGGTAGGCTGTAGCCTGCAAGCACTCGAGGGAATGGGAGACCTCATGGCACTGGAACCGCTCTACTACCTGGTCATCGTCGCGCTGATCCTGCTGCTCGTCCTGCAGCATCTGCGCGTGCTTCGCTGGCGGCGAGCCGCTGGGCAGTGGCGCGGCGCGGCTGAGTCCTGGCGCCGCCTCGCCGGCGACAGCGCCCATCACCGCATCGGGCTCGACCACATCAACCGCCAGTCCATCCCGGAGAGGACCGAGGACCAGTGACCGAGCTCACCAACACCCTGTACACGCGACTGCGCCAGGCGCAAGCACTCATCCGCGAGCACGGATGGGTGCAGCACTGGGCCGGTGACGAACAGCACGGCTACTGCCTCACCGGTGCCCTGAACCGCACCGGACGCGACGGCCTGCACATCGTGCTCCGCAGCCTCGTCGCGCTCCAGCTCGAGGACGACGACGTGGAGCTCTACAACGACACGCAGATGAACAACCGCTTCGAGGCGATCCAGGCGCTCGACTTCGCGCCGACGACGACGCGACTCTACTACGCCTACGGCCCGCACTATGAGGCCGTCATCGGCCTCATCCGCCAGGTCGCGCACCTGACGGAACGCCAGGATGACGAGCTCATGCGGCTATGCGGCGACGAGAACCTGCACGACGCGCAGCTGCGAGCGGTCTCGGCCGTGAAGTCGAACCCGCTGACGGCGCCCTACGTCGACCGCGTGCTCGAGGACGTGCACCATGCGGCGCGTCCCCTGATGGCATGCTTCGCCGTCATCGATCAGGTGGCCGTCACGCAGCTCGCGTTCGACCTGCTGATGCGTGGCGCGCTCTCCATCAGGGTGAATGACGTGGCACCCGCCAATGCTGAGTTCGCGCGCATCGTCGGAGTGACGGCATGACGCGCCCGGCGCTCATCCTCGAGGATGCAGTCGGCGTGCATGTCAAGCCGCTCGTGCAGACTGAGCAGGGCTGGGCCGTCGATGCCGACGCACTGTTCCGCCACCTGGGCGGCGTCCGCCAGGAGCGCTTCACGAACGGCAACGGGCGCCCCGCTACGGCGTGGTTCTCGTGGACTGTCGCCGACACGCGCACTGGACCGCACACCACGAAGCGCGCCGCGCTCGCCGACCTGCTCGCCTGGGCCGGCCTGCACGTGGCGACCCCCGGCGACACCATCGCCGACATGACGGAGGGCATGCTGTGAGCGTCAGGACCATC